TTATATAAAATTAATTCTTATAATAAAATGTATGATGTTGTTAAATTAAAAGCATTAGAAAATATTCCTTGTGTATATTTAATACATGTAAAAGATTCATTATATAAATTTGGACAATCAAAGCATATATTAAAAAGAATGAATGCACATAAAAAAAATTTATCATATATTAATATACTAAAAATATATGAATTACCTAATTTAGATATAGCTATTAATCTAGAAAATAATATAAAAAAATATACAATAAATGCTAAAATTAGAAAATATATAGAAGAAGGTGTTGAATTCTTTGAAATAAATAAAGATTATTCAATAGAAAGAATTTTTAAAGAAATAAATGCAATAGTTGAAAATGAGATGTCAATATATGAAAATAAAATAAATACAAGTAAATTAGATTCATTGGCTTATATTGAAAATATAAGATTAGATGAATATGATAGATTAATTACAATTGAAAAAGAAAAAACTAAACAAGCTGAATTAGAAAAAGAAACAAAACAATTAGAAATTAGAAAACAAGAATTAGATATAAGAAAACAAGAGTTAGAATTAGAAATATTAAAACTAAAAGAAAATAAAACACAACAACCACTTGATATAAATAAACGTATAAAACCTAAAACAAAAAAATGTGCAGATTGTAATAATAAAATTTATAATCAATCAACAAGATGTCATAAATGTTTAACTATCTTTCGATTAAATACAGCAATACGTATTAATAATCGTCCTACATTAGAACAATTAGAAGAAGATTTAATTAATAATACATACATAAATGTTGGAATAAAATATGGTGTAAGTGATAATACTATTAGAAATTGGATAAAACAATATAAGAAAAGAGATATATAATAATTTATTAAAAAATTGAAATTTTAATCTATAAATTCCCATTCTTAATAGATTAACCACAAAAGTGGATATAAATAATTTTATAGCTATTCGTCTAAAGGTAGGACGTACATATTTTAAATGGAAGATGCATGGTTCGAGTCCAGCATAGTTTTTTAAAATTATTTATGAGAACGAAAGTTCCCCAGTAATGGGTGTATTAGTTGATGATAATCTAAAAAATCACAAGCATAGCAATATGCGAACACAGGTGTCCGAGTGGTTAAGGAGGCAGTCTCAAGATCTGCTGCGAAAGCGCATGGGTTCAAATCCCATCCTGTGTATAATGGTTGATAATCCATTCAAAATATCAAAGCACAGAAATGTGCGAGGTTCTATAGTATATCGGTTAGTACACAAGGCTTTGACCCTTGTAGGCCCAGTTCGATTCTGGGTAGAACCATTTCTTTATCAAAATATAAAACAAATTTTAATTAATTTTATATTTATTTAATAAAATCTTTCATAGGTGTTTTATCGTAATCAATTCTTAGATCACAAGTAGAAATAGTATGACCATATGAAAAACAATAACTGCATCTTAATTTTCCATTACAACTCCAATGAAGTATATAAGATTTTTTTGTCCAAAACTTTCCACCACATTCTTTACATGTAATAATAGTAAAAACAATATCATTTACTTGGATTATTTCATCTTTCTCCTTATTCATAATTTTATTATAATTTTCTTCTTATTTTATCCATAAAATATAAATTAAAAATTGATACTTTGTTTATTTATTAATATATATAATATAGTTATAAATGTTTTATGCAGTGAGAAATGGACATAAAAAAGGTTTATTAACAAATAAGGTAGCATTTGAGAATTCAATTAAAGATTTTCCTAATCCTGAATATAGAGAGTTTAATAATATGCCAGATGCATTAAATTATCTATCAGGTAAAGATATAAAATCAAAAGATATATTATTAGTTGATAATAAAAAGAAGAATGATACTAAAACAAAAGTAAAAGATGAATTTAATCCAAAAGATTTATTCTATGCAGTAAGAGTAGGTAGACAACCTGGTATATATAAAACTTGGAAAGAATGTCAAGAACAAATTATGCGTTTTCCTAATCAACAATTTAAGAAATTTGAAACTAGAAAAGAAGCTGAAGATTTTATTAAGAATGATACTATTAATGTTGATTATGATAATCATTATGATGATACTGTATTAAATGTATATACGGATGGTGCATCATTTCATAATGGTAGACCGGATTGTAAAGCGTCTTATGGAGTTTATTTTGGAGAAAAAGATAAAAGAAATGAAAGTGGACTTATAACAGAAAAGGCATCAAATAATAGAGGAGAATTAATGGGATTATTAAGGGCTATTGAATTGATTAAAGATGAAGAAGAAGCTGTAATTCATACTGATTCTATGTATGGATTAAAATGCGCATATGATTATGGAATTAAAATGAAAAAAGCAGGTTATCCAAAAGAGACACCAAATATAGATATAATACAAAAAATGAGAGAATTATTAGAAGAAAGACCAAATATTAAATTTCATCATTTAAACAGTCATACAAACAATACAGATAAACACAGTATAGGTAATGATAAAGTAGATAAAATGGCAACAGAAATATTAAAAAAATATCGTACTAATAAGAATGAAATATAGAAAAATAATAATAGAATATTTATGGAGGAAGATTTCAAAAAAGTAATGAATATAGTAATAAATGAAATAAAAAAAGGTGGTAATAAATTGATGATGGATTATTACGAGTATTATTGGATTAATAAAAGTTTATATATAGCTTATATTAAACCTTCTATAGTTAATAACATCGGAGTATATAAACCAATTAGAATATTGGCATTAGAATATCCAAGAATTATTAATGTTGAAAATTTTTATATGAGATTATTAAGATTTGGAAAACAGGATTATTTAAATTATATTACATATGCATACTATTATCATCATTATGTATGTGATAATTGTGATATTAGTAAAACAGGTTACAGATATAAATGTTTGCATTGTTTTGAAGTAGATCTGTGTAATGATTGTTATATAAAGAATAAAAAATGTATTACATGTAAAAAAGAAAAATTATACAAATATAGTCATAATAATATTTATCCAAAAGTTAGTAAAATTACTATCTAACATTTTAAATAAAAATTGATTTATAAAAATATTATTTATAATTATACTTAATTATAAACATTATGAATATTATACAAGAATCCTTATCATTTGACGATGTGTTAATTGAACCTAGATACTCTCAAATTCAATCTAGAAGAAGTATTAACATTGGATCAAAACTAACAAAAAATATTAAATTACATCTACCACTTATTTCATCACCGATGGATACTATTACTGAATCAGAAATGGCAATTCATATGGCAGTAAATGGTGGATTAGGTATTATTCATCGTTATAACACCCTTGAACAACAAGTAAATATGATTAAGAGAGTAAAAAGATATTTATCATTTATTATTGAAAACCCTTATACAATTTCTTGTTTATCAACTGTAGAAATACTATTAGAAAGAATTAAAAAAGATAAAGTTAATAGTTATATTGTTATGAATACAGACGATCAATTTGTTGGTCTTGTAACTAAACGTGATCTTTCTGTACATTTAATATCTGGAAGATCAAATAGCACTATTGTTGGTGAAATTATGAACCAAGATATTATAACAGTAGAAGAAGATATAACTCGTGAAGAGGCAATTAAAATTATGAATCAGCATAAAATCGAAAAACTACCTGTAATTGTTAATGGTAATGTAAAAGGTCTTATTATTTATAAAAATCTTTTAGAATATGAAATCAATAAAAATAAATATTCACTTGATTCAAATGGAAGACTTCTTGTAGGAGCTGCAATTGGTATTGTAGATGATTATTATGAAAGAGCAAAAGCCCTTGTTGAAGCTGGTTGTAATATTCTATGTGTTGATGTCGCAAATGGTTTTAATGAAAAAGTAAAAACAGTTATCCAAGAATTAAAAACATTAAATGTAGATATTATGGCTGGAAATGTATGTAACCCTCAAGGTTTTGAATTTTTGGCTCAAGCGGGTGCTGATTGTATTCGTATCGGGATTGGTAATGGTTCTATTTGTTCTACAAGATTAGTAACTGGTGTAGGTTCTGGTCAATTTTCATCTTTAATGAAATGTCGTGAAATGGCTAGAAAATATAATGTTGGAATGATTTCTGATGGCGGTCATCTTGGTAAAGATGGTAATATTAGCAAAGCTTTTATTGTTGGGTCTGATGCAATGATGTTAGGTAAAACATTAGCAGCAACAGATGAAACACCTGGCAATATTATTTATAGAAATAATCGTAGAGTCAAATGCTATCGTGGTATGGCATCTGCAATGGCAATGGTATCAAAAGCAGAAATGACAAATAAAGAGTATAATGGAACTCAAAATCCAGAAGGAGCAGATATTGAAGTTGAAATTAAGGGTCCAGTAAAAGATATTCTTCAAAGAATTGAATCAAGTATTAAAAGTACAATGAGTTATGTTGGTTGTGAAAATACTGAACAATTACGAAACATCGAAAAAGATATTGTTTATAACAGACAATCAATTGGTGTAATGAGTGAAACATCTATTAGAGGTAAGATGATGTAATTAATTTATGGAGTAGAAAAAGGCATACCTGATGTTTTTCTCATAGAAGTAATTGATAAATCATTAGAAGTTGCTTTACTTATTCTATAATGATCTCCAGATAAATCTAAATTAAATAATTGATTTTGTGTAGGCATTTTATTGGTTAAACTTACACTACTATTTTCTCGTAAACAAGGATGTTGTTGAACAAAATCGCATGCATGTGACGTTGAACCATTTGGTTCGTCTATTATTTTATAACTTCCCATATATCCAGAAGATCCAGTCTCGCTATATACCATACCTCTAAATATTGCATTATTATTTACTAAATCAATTTCATATATAACACCTCTTGCAGCAAATCCATTAAATGTTCCATCGTCAAATGCTGATATAATTTCATTTCCAGGTGTTAATGGCAAAATATTTGTATGCCATCTTGCATCGTGTTGAGCACTTGTACCATTATAAGGATGTGGGACAGTTGGTTCATTTGTTGGTATAAGAATATTAATATTAGTAGCATCTTTTAGTTGAGAAGTAAAGTCATTAGTTGGATTTATAATCCATCTAATATTACCAGTATTGTAGTCAATTGAAAATATTGTTGAATGATGTCTTGCACTAAGTACTAAATGTCCTGTAATAGGATGAACATCTATTGAATTAATGTGATAATAATCACCACCAGGATCATTTAAATAATCAGATGCGAACCAATCCCATACTAGAGTATTATTTGGTGATATCTCTTGTAAATAAAAAGGATCTGTATAAGAGACTAATATCATATTACCATTACGATCTAAAGGAGATTTTATTACTTGTGATTCATGTACATCCCAAGAAGGTGTTCCTCCTCTAGTATCGGGTTGAATATAATAATTAGTTTCAGCAAGAGTATCTACATTAATTAATTTTCTAGCAGTATAACCATCAAAAATTGCAGTAACAACAGTATTAAGACTATTACCTAAAAATAAAGAAGCAATTTGTGGACTATTACCATCACCTAGTTGAGAGTTATTTTTTTTATACCATACTGGTACACCATTTGAATCATAAATAACATAATAATTTGAAAATGTTCCATTAAAAGTGTATGAAGTTAAATAATAACCTGGGACATAATTTGTAAATTTATTGGTAACTGCACATTCTATATTCTTTGGTAAAATTTTAATATAGTAAGTTTTATTCTTTTTTTTATTTTTTGTGTCATTTATTTGTATTAATTGTCCTGGATATACATAGCCACCTATATCAGTATTTCCATTAATATTTATAGTATAATTGGGTGCGTCATCTTCCATAGATGTACTAATCGCATAATCTGAAATAGATGTATTAAAAGGAGGAACGATTGAATTTGTTATATCATCTGTACAACCAGCTATTGATGTTATTTCAAAATTATAATTAATTGTTACTATAGGAATTGGATTCCATAATTGATGTAATTTATTATTTATATCAATATAATATATATATTCTTCATATTCTATATTTGTTACATCAAATGATAAATTTGATGCAATTTGATTATTAATTTTTAAATTTGTATTAATATAATTTTCATTATAACTTATTTTATCTATAAATCTAATAATTTTTTTTTTACCGATGTTATGTACTATTTTCTTTGTAGTCGTAGTTGTGCTTGTTTGTAATAATAATCGATTTATTGTGTTATCTAATCCAATATAATATAAAATTAAATTAGTTTTAACAACATTTAATTTATAATCATTTGCTGCTTTTAATTTTGTTCCAATTGTAATTTTATTATTGCTTATAGTTGTTGCATATATAAAATTTGTTTTTGTATCTTTTAAATATAATTTTAATACATTATTGAATATTATTAATCTTGGTATCGAATATAAATTAGTCTTGTCTGCGAATGTTGCTACTATTATTTTTGAGTTTTGATTAATAGAAATAAAACTATTTCCTTCACCGGGTGTAATCACAAACCTTAATACTTTTATAATTTTATTAGATGTATATGCTACATATATGCAATTATCACCACTATTAATACATGTTGAAAAATCACGACCATCGTAATCATTATCGACTAAAAGTAAGAAAGGAATCGATGTTGGTATACTTGGTTGCATTATTTGATATATTGAATTATTTATAGATAATAAAAAGGCATAGTAAGTAGGATCTACAATTGTTTTAACAAATTTTAAATTTTTTTTATTATTATTTAATTCATGTGTTGATATTATACTTGAATTACTAAGATAATGTAAGTTATATGTAGTATCAATAATAAATCCCGTTAAATTTATAAAAGTCATTAAAATTGGAGGATTCTCTAAATTTATATATGTATAAAAAGTCATCTTTGGATCTCTACCATTTATATATCTAATTAATTTATTTTCTATATCATAATATATAATACTTAAGTAAGCAAAATCTGGAGAACAAACATTAATAAAATTAAATTGTGATATTACTCTACCATCTGTACCACCAGTACCATCTTGAATGTAATCATAAAGAATTCTATCGCCTGTTCTTGTAAAACTCATATATATATACATAATATAAAAAATTGATAATATTAAATGTTTTACTTAATAAACTTATTATATATAATATGATAAATCTAATTATTCATGGAGAAACTGGTAGACTTGGTAAGAGAGTAATTGAAAATATAAATAAATTTGAGAATATTAAATATGTTGGATATATTAATAGATTATATGATCTTACTATTTTAAGATTGAATAAGAATATTGTAATATTGGATGTATCATCAGATATAGGATGTAAAAATTTACTTGAAAATTTAATTAAACAAAATTTTTACTTTCCTCTTGTAATTGGTAGTACTGGTAATCTACCGACTGAATTAATAAAACAATATTCATATAGAGTACCAGTAAGTCAAGTATCAAATTTTTGTGAAGGTATTAATAAGATTACTAAAATTCTTAAATCACTTACTTTACCTAATTCTAATATATTAATTGAAGAAACTCATCATGTATTAAAAAAAGATGCACCCAGTGGTACAGCTAAAACACTTGCAGATGTTATTGATATTCCTTATAATGATATTAAATCAAGTCGTGAAGGTACACAATATGGATTGCATACTATTACTATCTATAATGACTATGAAAAAATTACAATTAGTCATGAAACATTAGATCCGAATGTGTTTGCAATTGGGTGTTTAAAAGTCATTGAAAATATTATAGATAAAGCCAAAGGATTGTATAAAAGTATTTAATTTATTTTAATTTTTAATATAAATATAATATATATTATGATTAGAGATATTATTTTAGTAATTTGCTTAATTGGATGCATTGCATTAGCTTATTTTGGTTACCAAGAATTATCTAAAGATAACAGTTCAAAATATGCACAAACTCAAGCAACAGTTGTAAATGTACTTTTAAAAGATAATTTTGTTCAAACCTCATCTAGTGTAGGGAACACAAAAATAATAAATAATACAACACAATATGAAGTATGGCCTCAATATCAATATACTGTTAATAATAAGATGTATACTGGTCAATATAAATTAGCTACATATAATTCTATGTCAATGGCACAAAATGAATATAATAGAATTATGCAAACTGCATCAGTAAATAAATTATCTATATATTATGAAATAGCCAATCCAGGAATTTCTGCATTTAATTTTCCCAAAAACAATGCATTTGGATTCTTTGTTGGTGCAATAGTTGTTTTAATTATTGGATTAGTTGCTAAATATGGACAATTTAATTTTGCTCAACCACAACAAAAAGGTATTGAAAATGTTGTAGTCTTCAATAGACAATTATTTAAGTAAAAATTGATAAATATAATTTATAATATATTTTTATAATCAGTATTATAAAAATGTTACAACTTATTAATAAAATTGAGAATTCAAAATGGTATCATAATCGTGTTGATAATATTGATAATATTCATATTAGCATTACACGTAAATTAAAATATCTAAATAAGATAATGTTTGGAAAAGGAAGAATGATAAAAAAATATGATTATATTATTAGACTATATGATCGTAAGAATACTAACGGTCTTTTACTATTTAGAGATTTCTTAATTAATACTCTACCTAATTTTTGGGAATTAAGTTATCATAAATATATAGAGTTAATTAATTTTATTGATTTTATTATTAGGTATGATAAAATTAATAATAATTTAAAAGATAAATATGTTAATGATACTATTAAATCATTAAATATTACACATGAAATTGGATATTTAATTAAAAATAAAATAATTGAAATACATGAATCATTTTTAAAAAATTAATAATAAATATTATTAATTTTTTAAATAGGGGTAGATGGAGTTGCACCAATCTTCTCGTCCGAATGAGTGGAAATGGACTGCAGTTAAAGTATTTGACAATACTTATTTTAATACGCGCATTACTTCTATGCTATACCCCGTACTATAATATCAAGATCCTGTATGAATTTATTTTTTCAATTTTTTATATTTAAAAAATTGATATATTTAATTTATAACTAATTATGTTTTAATTTATATAAATTATAAAATGCGTTTAGGTATTATTGGAATTAGTGGATTGGTTGGTGAGAAGATTCTTGAAAGTCTTAATCTTTTAAATATAAAATATAAAAGTTTAAGAATATTTGCAAGTGAAGTTTCTAAAGGTAAGATTATTAAATTTAGAAATGATGATCTTATATGTGATGTTTTTAATATGGATGAATTACCAGAATTTGATGTAGTAATTCTTGCTGTAGAAAATGATATTGCTAAAAATATTATTGAATATAAAAAGTTTAAAAATTTTAATACAATTATTATTGATAATTCATCTGAATATCGTCTTGATACAGATGTACCATTAGTAGTACCAGAAATTAATAAAGAATTAATTACTAATAATCAAATTATTGCAAATCCAAATTGTTCAACTACAATGTTGGTTATGCTATTAACTCCACTACTTAAACTATCAGATATTAATAAAGTAAATGTATCAACATATCAAGCAGCATCTGGTGCTGGTAAGAGAGGACTTGATGAACTATTACTTCAAACAAAAGAAATAGTAGAGGGAAATCAATTGACTATGGACTATTGGAAGAAACAGTATGTATTTAATGTGTTTTCTCATAATTCTCGTATTACTTCTAATTATTATAATCAAGAAGAAATGAAAATGGTAAATGAAACTCATAAAATTCTTAACAAAAAATTCATTATTAATCCAACATGTGTGCGCGTACCAACATTGACATCACATTGTCTATCAGTAAATGTTGAATTTAAAAATGATGTTGAATTATATAATATTCTTGATGTAATTGAAAAATTTCCTGGTTTAAAGATTGAAGATAATATGTTATCAAATTCATTTCCAGAACCTGTAAAGACAAGTAATAAGACAGATGTATACGTAGGAAGAATTCGACCAGAATTAACAGAAGAAGGAATGTTTAATTATAAATCATATAACTTTTTCATAAGTGGTGATCAACTTCTAAAAGGTGCAGCATATAATTCTGTACAAATCCTAAAATATATTATGGATAATTAAAAATGTATTATTATTGATACAAGATTTATGTACGATTACTAATGATATTATATATAAAAATATTTAGTATTTTTTATATATGATATATTATGAAGTTTATATTTTTTTATTCACAAATTTATGATTTTTATTATAATCATATAAATAAAAATATTAATAAAATTTTTGATGTAGAATCAATTATAATTGATGATTTAAAAAATCAAGGATATCATACTTTTCACAATGGTGTTTCTATAAAGATAGAACTAATTATAAAAAAAATCAAAGAGAATTTAGAAAATATAATATTATTTACAGATGCAACTATTCTTATTAATTCTAATAATGTAAATCAATTAAAAGAATTTTTTAATAAGTATTTAGATAATGATTTATGTTTTGCAGATAATAATATTAAACCTCAATATAATATTGGAATTATATTAATTAGATGTAATTCAAAAAC